GTACTATTTCCTAAATCAGTGACTTCTTGAAGTGTTGGCACAACTCCATTGCCAACTTCTACATAACTAGTGGCACCCCATCTATAAGTTTTATTATTATCAAGAGTAACATATATTTTACCACTAACTCCTATTGGAGGTAACATAGAAAAATCATCAAATTCTAATACATCGTCCACATAAGAAGGTAACTGACTTTCAGGAATTAATCCACCTACAAGATCTGCTTTATTAGTTAACTGTTCATTAGTCCATTGTCTACTAGCTACTTGTAGTTCTACAGTTGGTTCATCTGCAGGTAATACCCAATCTCTACTTACAACTTGATTGTTTTCACCTGTGAGAGTTACTTCTATATTATTAGGGATTACCCCTCTTTTAAAAACTATACCTTGATTAGTCAGTATAGTTTGACTATCATCATCTCCATCAGTTAATATAATGTTTCTTGTAGTGATATTCCCTTCATCAGTAACCTCTTGTAAATTTTGAGTTCCTCCCCCTCCTACTAGTACCCATACACCATCAGTTTTGTGATAGAACTTATCTCCTGTACTTGTATTCTCCCACCACTGACCTAGGTTATAACCCCCTGATACATCATTCATTGAAGAGGGGTCAATGTCGTAAATATGTGTTGCTTGTAATTTCTTCATCTGTTTATTTTTTAATTGGTCACAAAGAATTTAATTACTGTTTCTGCTGTTGGTGCTATATAGTTTATTGTAAATGAACCATTTGCTTCTACTACTGATTTGATTATACAAGTTGCATCGTTAGTACCTAATTGACACATAACAATACTTGAAGTGGTTACTAAGTTATTGGTTACTACAAGTGATGTAGAACCAGCAGCTGCATTTACTTTACCACTAATTTTATTAATTGTTTGTGCTCCAGTTGTACCTGGTGTGGTAATTGTTGAAGAAAATACTATTTTACCAGCTTCAACTTCAATTGCTCTGAAATCAAAAGCACTTGTTAAAGTTGGATTAATATAAAGTCCTCTAGTTATTCCGTTTGCTCCTCCAGTTTGGTTTATTGTGTTTTGTAAGGATAAAATATTAAATAAACCTGTTCCTGATGTTGGAGTAAATGGAGCCCTATATTCAATAGCACCAGTTACTAGTATTCTAGATGCCAATATACTTCCAGATACTGTTGCATACCCGTTCACGATAAAATCTATTGTCGCGTTGGATTGTGTTCCTGTTGAACCAATAAGAACACCTCCAGTTCCATTCCCATATACTTGAAGTTGGTTTGTCTTATTGTTGAAAAAAGTGGAGGCATTATTTTGTGTAAAAAATATATTTGATTGACTATTATTATTATTCATTAACTGAATACCAGCTGCATCACTTGCAGTAGTGCTTACACTCTTCACAACTAGCTGTGTTGAACCAGTATTCGAGGTAATTGTAGTAGTCTGTTTGCCTATTTTAAATCTTGAACCTCCCCCTACTTGTAAATCCATCAATAATGAATTGGTACTTGATGCAGTATCAGTTACATTTAACAATATTGCAGTAGGTGCACCAGTTGTATTCCAAGTTTGTTTTAAATCTAATAATGAACCAGCATTAGCTCCACTAACAGCTGTTAATGTATCTGCAAATATTACTTTACCATTACTTGATTCAATTGCTCTATAATCAGCTGCTGCTGTAATTATTGGGTTATTATAAATCCCTCTAGTTATACCATTAGCACCTCCTGTTTGATTTACAGTATTATTTAATGTTAATGTATCATAGGTTGCTGTACCACTTGCAGGAGCAAATGTTTCTCTAATATTAACAAGACCACATATACCTGATGTTGCTGACCTAGTTCCACTTTGAGCTTGAAGAAACATTTGATACCCAGCTGATGAACCTACAGAACCACCTAAGTACATAGCAGTTTGTCCAGGTGAACCAGCACCACTTGTTGGTACTGCTGTACCAATTGCTGGAACTGGTGTACCAAAGTTACCAAATGATAATACACCACCTTTTGTAATTTGAAATCTTACAGCACCATCAACTCTTAAATCCATTAATCTTGATAGAGCAGAAGATGCAGTATCAGTTATAGTCATAAGAAATGCTGAAGGAGCTCCAGTAGTATTCCAAGTTTGAGACAATGCTTCAATACCAACTGCAGAAGAACCTGTTTGAGTTTCTCCTACCCCACTTAATATTCCAGTATATGCTGGGTTATTTACAGTTAAATACCCACTTAAAGCAAGTGTTTTATTTTTCCATAATTGTGTTGCTGATTCATATTGAATAACTTGACCATCTAATGGTGTTGTAAGTAGTACATCATGTAATTGTGTTAATTGATAACCGTTTTGTATTTTAACAAAAATCTCTCCAACAGTAGCACTTACTCTAGTTACAAAACCAATAAATATTAAATGAGCTGGAGATGCTGGTTCAGTACCATAAATTAAATTACCACTTGTACCTAAAAAAACAGGGTCGCCAATAGTAGCTGTTGATGTATTTAAATTAGGAAATAAACCACTTGTAATTACATTTATTATGTCATTATTAACGCCTGTAGTCTCAGCTAATCCTAAAGTCTTACTACTTGTTGCTTCAGTTGTATTTGATGCCTTAGCAGCCAGGATATTGGTTCCATTTGCACCAACAACATATACAGCTTGTCCTTTGGTTACAGCTTCAGTTAATTTAACAGTAACTTTATCAACAGCATTTGTATTTATATCAGCAATTTTAGCAATTTCAGTCTTTTCGCCAGGTGATAATAAACCTGCAAAAGTAGTTGTAGATAAAGGCAAAGTAACATCTGTTCCAGTTGAACTTACAACTATCCCATTTGTTGGACTTGCAGTGTATGATAAATCCGTTGCTCCACTTACACTAGACTTATCTAATGTAACTAAACTACCATCAGCTTTTCTACCTAATAAAGTAATTACTGTATTATCTAAAGTGGGTAATGTAACTAAATTTATTTGACCTGTTGCTGCAACAGTAAATACTGTAGTAGGTGTAGATAATGTTCCAACTCTTAAAGCTATTGTTTGACCTACCACATTAATAGGTGAATCTGAATAAATAAATCCAGAGTTTCTTAAATAAGTAATGAAGTATCCATTATTGGCAAAGTTAAATGACATTCCTTTATCATAAAGACCTGTACCAGAACCCATTGCATTGATAGTAGCTAAGGCACCATTACCAGTATTATCACTGTTTTTGATGTACATACCTACTTGGCCATTAATAGATTTAGTGATGTTATATCCATTACTTACAGCATCAGCAGGTTTTAACCTTGAACCAATATTTGCATCTAATATTTCAGGTATTAAAAGTTGAGCTGATATTTCTAAATAAGTGCTACCAGTCCATCTGTAAGTCTTGTTATTATCAATAGTTAGATATATCTTCCCTGACTCTCCTGTAACAGGTAGAGCTGCAAAATTAGCTACTTCAATAACATCATCTACATAAGATGGTAATTGAGATGCAGGTACAAAACCTCCTACTAAATCAGCTTTGTTTGCTAAATCATCAGTTGTTGCAAATGGACTTATACCCTCCCCATCATTTATAAGGTCTGAGGTATTAGTTGGTAAATCACTATTATTTAGTAACTTAATCCAAACTCCATCTGTTTTATGAAAAAATTTATCCCCAGTAGAAATGTTCTCCCACCATTGTCCTAATGCATACCCTGAAGGTACATCATTTAATGGAGAAGGGTCTATATCATATATGTGAGTTGCTTGTAACTTTTTCATATTAAAATAATTCTTCTATTATTATATCTCCAAACTCATCTTCATATTTGTAATAGTATTTACTTCCTTTACCATAGACAGTAATTCTAGACTCTTCTGGTAAATCTGGTATTGTATTCATATTAAAATTACCACCATCAAGAGGTCCTTCAAACTTATAATTTGCTAAGGCTATATTACTTTCGTTTATCTCTAAATTAAATATTGTACTATTTAAATCTACATTTGCTAATTGTCTTAACACTACGTTGTCTCTAAACCAACCTAATACAGTTACACTTGTAAAATCTGTTATTATACTTCCGCTAGTAGAAGAAAATAATTTACATTGGGATATAGTATCTCCTACATTACCATTAAAGTCCCTAATATCACTCCTACTTATACTTTGAAAACTATTACTTGAAAAGATAGTGTTTATTACAACTCCTGCTAAAATTCCTATTGTATTGGTAGACATAATACCACTATTCATATAAATACCTATAGAATTACCTTTACACACTCTTATTATATTGCTACTAAAATCAACATCAATAGTAGTATCTGTTAATTGAGAAAAATGATTATTCCTAAATTGATTTGTAATAGTATTGCCAGAACAGTTATACCCCTGCTCAATAACAGTGTTTGTTAATTGTTGGTCTATAATAGTATTATTAAAAGCTTCTTCTGCATTTATTATAGGTGAGTCTATCCAGGAATTTGCATCTAATGGTATATAAGCATAAATACTTATTATCCTACAACGAATACTATTACCATCTCCTCCAGTTCCTATAAAAGCTCCATTACTATAAGGATACTTGTAAAAGTATTTTTCAAATGTTGCACCACTACTTGAATTGTATGCTAACATGCATATATAAATTTCTCCATTTAATTCTACCACATTTCCAGTAGAATAAGTAGTTCCTGGTACATAAGGTGTAGTTACATTTATTGCATATCTTCTGTATGTTATGTGTCTCCAGTCAGTACCAATGTCATTGTTTTTAATTGTATCAATACGTCTATAAATAATTCCTTTGGAAAGACCATACTCATATTCATAATACTCATTTAAAATATTTCTATTTATAGCATAGTAAATAATATCTTGAGGATACAATTCACTTTTAGCTTCATTATGTAATTTATCTACATCTGTAGCAGTTAAATACAAAGGTTCAATAATACCACTATATTTTTGTTCTCCTGTTATTGGATCTAACCAGTCTGTTTCATAATCAGTTAATAGATATGTTTGGCCTTTAATTAATGCTGAAGTATCAATTAAATTTACTAATTCATCATAAGTAACTTCTATAAATTGTGTAATCTGTACTCCGCTTAAATCTTGCTCAAAATATTGAGATAGTAATTCTACCTCTGCAGAAGTTATATTTGAAAGATCTCCTTTACCTCTATTTTTAAGAGAGAATACTTTAAAGTTTATAAATGCCATAGTTTTTATTTTTTATTCGTAAAGACAACCTTGATTAAAAATTACCCCATTATTATCTATAGCATAGGCACAAGGGGTTGTATCATACCGGTACATATTATTGAAACCAGATAAGTTATTCCCAATAAATTTATTACTACCTGCTTTATCTCTATACACAGTGGCCCCAATTACATTTGTTGTTGTTGTATAGTCTTTTGTTGCATAAAACAAAGTAGGATTAAAGCCTCCTAATGTACCATCAGAATCAAAATATATAGGGTAAAGAGTTAAGTCAACTTTAAACATTGGAATCTGATCATCTGCTATAATTATACCCTCATTTTGAATCCAATCTGCTATGTGTGACTCGTTCACTTCTTTTAGTGTAGCTACTCCTAATTCTTCTAAAGTAGGATAGAAGTAAACTACTTTGTTGTTTTGATCTACAACTGGTATGTCTACAAATAGTTTACCGTCTATTGTGGATAGAGTTATTAAATTTCCATCTTCTGAGCTTACGAATGTGGCTATGTCTACTATTGGATCTTGTGCTGTACCTGTTACCCCTGTTCCTGTTACTGTGTTTACACCATGTAAATCTACAAGTGGTAAAGGTACTCCACATTTATCCGTTATGTATGTTGTAACTGCTGTAGCTCCGGTTGCTGCTACATAGTATACAGAATTGGCTTCTAATCTGGTTGGAAGTATTCTTACTTTAAAATGTTGTATTTCTCTCATTTTACCACTCTATTGTGCTCCATTCACATTGTTCGTCTGCTGAATCGGATATGTTACTTATATTTGGAAATTCTCCAAAAATATTTTTTACTTTTATGCTTGTGTCACATTTATTAATTTGACCGTTTATTTTTTTGTTTACCCAATCAATTAATTCACATTCGTCTGTACATAGTATGTTATAAAACATTTGATCATGTCTTAATCTATCTCTGTCTATGTCTTCCCCTATACCAAATTTTTTTACTAAGTAATGTAAGTCAGCTTGTTTTAATATAGCCGTCTCAAAATTATCGTAGTAGTTTTCTTGTGTGAGGTTTAGTAAGTTTTGTTGTCCGGCCATAATTATATACAGTCTTTACAATCTGATAATGCTCTTATTGATTCTCTTACTTGTTGGAAGAATCTGTCTGCTTTTACAAAATCCCCAACTTTTGCATGTGCTTTGGATACTTTAATTAACCAATCAATGTCATAAATCTTACTTCTAAAATCTCTATCGTTTTTAGAATATTCAAAACCGTTTTTTATTATAATCTTTGCTAATTCTAATTCTGTTCTGTCTGTTTTTAAATAGAACTTCTCTTTTTCAAAATTAGTGAATCCACTTTTTAAAACTATTGTATATATTCCATCAGGTAAATCCGAGTATACTTCTTCTGTACAATCTCCATGCAAGCACGTTATACCTAAGTTATGGCTATTAAAAGAGTTTATAGCTTTTTTCTTAAAAGAGAAAGTTAATGGTTTACTTGATCCAGGTAGAGTTATTAGTACATTTGCTGGTAAATTTTCTGCGTGTATCCAATCACTTCTATCACCTATCCAAAGAGTCTGAACTGTGGATTGTATTACATCAAAATCTATTTTTATTTGTCCTACTATTTCTGCCATTGTATATTGTTTTTAAGTTTTTATGTGAAGTATTTATAAACTCGGTAAGATGCAGCAACTATCACAGCTATTAAAAGCCACCATAGCCAAATAAAACTACTTGTCTTAACTTCTTTATCTAATTTTTTATTAGACGTTGTTTGAGTGGTTTTTGCTACAGCTTTTTTAATTATTGCTTGAGTGTCTTTTTTATTATAGACTTCTTTTGAAGATGTTTTAGTATTTTTCTTCACTTTCTTTATTTTAATATTTTTATACGCAACTCCATCTATAACCATAGGTTTATCCTCATTTACAGGTTCGTATATAAATTCTTCATCTTTATTGTCTGTAACTACATTTGTAATTACATTAGTATTTGAATCCTTGTTTTCTTTAATTTCAGCCACTATTTCAGACTTTACATCTTCTTTTGTCTCTTTAACTTTTTTAGTTGTATTACAAGATACTAGTAGAAGCGAAAATAATATTATTAAAATATTTTTCATATCTTATATTTTAACATAAGTTATCCCGTTATTTTGTATAGTTATTCCTTTGTCAAGTCTACTTTTTAGAGTTTTCCAATCAAAACCGAATGCCTTCTGAAAATGTGGAGCATCTTTAAACTTTTTCCAATCACCGCCCCACTCGTAACCTTTACCCTTAAAGTACTCAGCCACTCTATTCCAATGTTCGTCAATTATCCAAGATGCACTCTCAAAATTGCCGTCACCGTTTTTATCGTAAAGCAAAACAATGTCAAAAGCTAATCCGTAATTGTGCATTGATTGAAAAGCATCCGCATTTGTTACCTTAGGACGTTTTAAGAATAAGGCGTGTTGTTCTGCTGGACTTCTATAAACGTGGCTAAAACGTAGCCTAACGTGTTTAGGTAGCTTGTTATTACATTCTTTGTAATATACCATTAGCTCCTCCCTTATTTTCGGGTGTGCTAACTCAATTCTTTCAAGTGTGATTTTATCCATTTTTCAAGTTTTTGTATAAAAAAAGGGAGGAGTGTCTTACTCCTCCCTAATCTATATTAGTACTAGTACCCTGCTGATACTGTTGGAAGTCCGGCTGCTGTAGCTAACAAGTTTACTTGTGTTTGAATAGCTGCATGTTTTCCGATCTCTGCCAAAATATGGTAGTCAAAATTCTCTACTACTTCTCCTGAAAAAGATTGAGCAAATCGAGTAGTTCTTACTCTTACAACATAATCTACATACTGAGCAGTTGGTTTTAAGTGTGAGCCTTGGCCTAACACTGCTTTTCCATAATTATTTCCAGCTAATCTTTGACGGTTTTCAAAGTAAACTCTCGTACGCTCCTCTAAATCATAGTAATGTGCTCCTAAAGATTCTGGATCGGCTGCGATAGAAAGCATTTTAACTTTGAATCTACCGTTTGTACCTGATTTATATGATTCGTTAACAGTTCCTGGTGCTTCATTGGCTACAGATAGTCTTGTAGAGCTATATACGAATGGCATATCATCTCTGTACTCTTCTGATCCTGCTAAAATATTTACTTTACCTTTTAGACGAATACCCATTTTAGCTGTAGCACTGTATGTTGTTGGTGCAGCTACCCAGTTAATTCCTGCGAATGGATATGGTGCATCTGTGATAAATAAGTCTCTCAACATTGGAGAACATTCTTCACATACTACATTTGATGTAACTACTGTTCTATATACAGTTTGACATGCACCTGTTGTAGCTAAACCTGTACCAGTTACTGCTCCTACAGTTGCTGTAAATGTATTTGTTGCTCCTAGAACAATTGCAGGGAATCCTTCAGCTAAATCTGTAAGTGTGATAACTCCTGCACTTGGATTTGTAACTACTGCTCCTGTTGCTGATGTAATAGCTGAACCGTGAGTAGTAAACCAAGCTGTAACTGTAGCTGCCATACTTGTTGCATAAGCTTGATTGTAGTCAACTCCTGCTATATTAAGACCAAATACTCCTGAAGCACCAACCGTTGCTGTAACTGACTGTGCCCAACTTGCGTTTGCTGTATCAACTACTACGTTTAACATTGGGTAAGCTGCTTTAACTTCAGCTAATCTATTACTACCACAATCTGTATCTTTTAACTGTAAAGTATAAGTTTTTTGTGTTGCAGCACAAGTTGAACCTGTAACCCAAGCAATTGTTGATGTGTTTGTATTAATCTCTGGAATTCCATCACAGTTAGTATCTGCTAAAGTAGCAACTGCTACTGAGAAAGCTGCTGGAACAGCACTTCCACCTAATGCAACATATACAGAAGTACCTGCTGAACTAGTTCCTACTACGTAAGATTCTCTTTTTACATTAAGTAATGGATACTGTGCTTGAACTAATCCTAATGCTGCTGCGTTACCATTATCTCTTACAGTAAGTCTGTAGAAAGTGCTTGGTACATCGTTTAATTGCAAAGTTGTTAGTGAGATATTATCACTATTAACTGGAGTAATGTCAATGTAGTTTGAGATTGGAACTTCACCAAGTAAAGTCATATCTTTTAAACGTTTAACACCATCTTCGATAATTTGGTGCATTGTGAATGCGCCTGTATCTGGTGCTTCTAAGTAAAGCTTAACTGTTACTTTTGCTTCTGGGTATCCTAACATTCCAATTGCTTCTCCCGATAAAGTAATATCAATTACTTCGTTATCTCCATTAGATAATACAATTGCTGAGTTAGCATTAATACCATCATATCCGATAAGCAATTCATCTACAGAAACACCTACTTTAGGGGCGTTGGCTTTAATACTTACAATTTCTGAAATCTTAAAAGGTACTGTAGAGTATGCTTTATCAGATTGAGATCTTGTAGGTGTTAATGGTGTAATACCTAATCTTAGTTCAAATAATCTATTTCTATCTACTGATGGTGTTGTAATTGTACTAGTAACTGCCATTCCTAAAGAAGAAGGTGCAGCTCCTTTGTCTACAATACCAAGTTGACCTTTTGCTAATCTTGTAGAAAAGCCTGTAGTCATTACCGAACCTTCGTTGGTAACAAATGCTAATGTTTGTGGTGCGTGACTTGCCATTTAATTTTAATTTTAATTTTTGTTTATTTTATTTTTTAACACATTTTTGTACCGCCTTTTTTGTAAACCGGCTTATTCTTTGCTTTAACAGTACCTCCTTTTTTACACATTGGTACTTTTTTACTAGCAGTTTGTTTTTTCATATTACATCTTTTGTATGGCCCTTTGCATATCTATTTGATATTTAGGGTTAGAGTTATTTTGTTCAAAAAGGCTAGATGCCATTGTTATAATTCTATCCGTGAATTTATCATCAAACTCTGGATTTACGCTTGGGTCAAATTGTGACTCTGGATCTTCTTCAGTAAGAAGTTTTATTTGTAGGGGGTATCTGTAGTAAGATAAGTATAAAGAATCGTATACAAAATCTTTTTTAAATGCGTGTAGACTATCGGAAGATATTATCATTGGTGCTTCTCTCGCTAAAAAAGAAGGCCCATTAAATTCGTCCTGCAGTATTTCAAACTTATTATCATCTTTTATTTCAAAAAGATAGATTACCTGTTCTTTACATTTTTCTGTAGATGCTTTTGCGTAGGCGGATGAAAAATCAAAATAGTTTTTTGGTAAACTAAATAATGTTGCCAGCTCTGTGTTTTTTGAATCGCTGATGCTATAGTTTGGTACTAAAAGTTTTTGTATGTACCTTATTTCATCATTGCTCTTTTTATCTAAAATAGCTTCTACCATTTTATTTTGAGCTTCATTATAAAATAAAACAAACCTTCCTCTATCTACGGCTATCTTTGAGTTTTCAAAGTTTTGATTTACTTTTAACTGAAATTTTATGTAAGCTTGTTCTGTATTCATATTAAATTAAAGGGGAGTTTTTGGGGTTGCTCCCCATATTAATTTAACCAATTAACGAAGAAAAGATTTTTTTAAATTCTGAATCTTCATTAATTTTTCTAGCCGCATTTTTCCAACCGTTGTCGATATAAATGTCGTCTAACCAAATTTCTCCTTTTTTAAACTTAACTTTACCTTTTGTGTAAAGATCTTTTAATTTTGCATGGATGTATATTTCCTCTGCTCCGGAGTCTGTATTGTATTTTTCGATAGTGTCAATAAATACTTTATCGTTTTGGTACTTATCTTCTTTTGATCTTAGGAAGTTGCCAAATACTGTAAATAATACTGCGTCATCTGCACTAGCACTTGTTGTAATACCTAAGTAATCCATCACTTGTAATAATCCCTCTCTATTAGAGCTGATCATATTGTAGAATAAAGCGGAAGCTTTTGCTTGTTTCATTTCTTTTTCTGCTTCTCTAGACATAGAACTATCTTTGTCTACAATGCAGTACATTGAAATTGGCTGTTTAAATTCTGGGTGGTTTTCTAAACTTTTAGGTGTAACTCTTTTGTGTAGTAAAAGTAAGTAAAGACTTAATAAGTCTTCTGTTTTTGAAGTGTCAAATAATTTACCTCTTTGCACTTTAATTCTGTAACCATCCCAATATTTATTATTGTCTTGGGAATGTCTTAAAATACCTTCTCCTTTTTCAAGTTCGATAGGATCTATGATATTTTCTTTTAAAGATTTTAGTGCTAATTCTCTAGATGTCGGATCTGTTATTGCTTTAGCTAAAGCTGTAGAAGTAGCATATAAACCGGTATCCCAAACTTCTCTTTCTTGATTAAATACTGCACCTGGGAAACTGTCAACAATGACATCACTAAGTACTTTTGAAGTATTATATTCTTTAAAACCCTCTGGTGCAGAAGTGTCTAATTTTTCTTTAATTTCATATAATGTATCTTTTTTAATTTCAAACTCATAAAGTTTTAGAATAACATTATTTGAAGCCAATGTTGTTTTTGACAACAATTCTTTTTTTGCTGGTGGCATATTTTTTAATTTTTGGTTTTATTCTCTTTTGGTTTGTTGGTTTTGCAAAGTTACGTATAACTTTTAGTGTTTCAAAATTAGTTAAACTTTTAACTTTATTGTAAATATTGTTTAACAAAAACATTTATATATTTTAAAAACCCCCTACTTGTTAAAGAGGGGGCTTATAAGTTTATATTAATTAAATCCTTTTCTTCCAGCTTCGTCTAACTCAACCATAACAAATCGAGATAAATCACGAACGTGAATATCACAAATATTAAAAGCCCAAAATTCTTGACCAATCTGTTTCATAGATGACATAATATCTCCCGCTTTTCGGTAATCATAACGACCATTAGTAGTTCCCCAATAAGTCATTTCACCTTCTGGTTTAACTAAGTAGATGTTTGCTCCATCATTACCTCCTTCAACTAACGTAGCTCCTTTTGGAAGTTGTTTGTTGTTAGAATATTGTTGATCTGTTACGTCCCAAATAATCAATGAGTATGCTGTAGGTGATAAGTTTTCTGGGTGCATTCCACCTGCTAAACGATCAACACCTTCCATCATATTTAGTGATGTATCTTCTTCTACTTCAAGATTTCCAACTCCAGGAATAAATACTTTAGTAAAACGAATTGGTACGTATTCTAAGTTAAATGGGTCATTTCCACGAACCGGGTTATGGATAGTTCTATCTGTACCTAAGAAAGCATTAAGACCTGCGTTTTGAGAATTAACTTCTTCAGAAAAAATATCTAAAATGTTTTGGTAAGCGTATTTACCAGCTTTAAATTTCAATCGTCTCTCAACGTCTTGTTTAAATGGGTTATTACGGAATACATATTCTACAGCTTCTTTTAAGTGATCACGAGTAATTCCTCCAGGACGACCATACTTAATTAACTTACCTCTTCTCAATTGGTGCCATAAACCTTCGTTTAATCTAGCCATACCATTTGTATCACGGATAGTTGCTGCTTTTTGGAATAACATTTTTTGAGCTGTCATTCTCTCTAGTTCTCTCATTGTCAAGAACTCCATTGTAGCTCCAATTCTAGCTGTCTTCATATCTGGGACTTTCTTTCCACCTTTATTAACCATGTTGGCTAATACTGCGTACTCATTATCTCCAAATTCTGCTTGTAGTTTATCTAAGTATTGTTTAGATTGAGCGTCTGCTCCAGAGAATGATTTAGAGTCTGCCATACCTGTAATGTAAGCTTCAACCCCAGATGCTGTTCCTAGTCTAAACTCACATCGCATTGTACCAACTGTATCTGGCATATCGAAGTGAGAGAAGTTAGTACCTCTTTCTCCTAAAATAACGTGACCTACTTTAAAGTATTGTGTCCCTTTTACTAAGTTTGAAGGTAAAAACCAAGTTGTTTTATCGTTATCTGCTAACTTAACTGTGTGTTCCCACCCTTCTCCAACAGCTACTACTGGCTCTTCTCCAGAAACAATAATTTGCTGACCATAGTATTTATCATTTGTTAAAACATCTCCTGTTGTAAATGATTTGCTTAAAACAATTTTAAAAGTTCCACCATCAATACCTGCGTAAGCTTGGTTACTTAAATCTCTTGTTGTGTAGCATCCTTTGTACTCTTCTACTGGAATGTCGTAAGTAAATCCACCATCCCAACCATTCACTTCTAAAACTGCTTTGTTTTGTAAAAGTTCACGCAAGATTCCGTAGCTACGTGTTGCTTGTTTACCCCATAAGTTCATCAAACCTAAGTGATGTTTGTTAGGGTCCTCTTTATACCAAGAGTAAAGAGAAGGTAAATCCTGCACACCATTAATAGACGATACTGTCTTTTTATTAGTGAACATGATAACTTGATCTCCATTTACAATATGAGGAATGTTTTGTTGTGTTACCATTTTTTATTTAATTTTAATTTTAGTTGTTTATTTTTAATTATTCGAAACTTAATTGTTCAAAAGCTGTAATTGGGGCTTCCTCTTCTTTCTTTTGTTTAGATACTTTAGAGTTATCTTGTATAATTCTTATTTTTTTAAGATTATCGAGCTGTACATTTTTCTTAGTTTCTCCGGTTACTTTCTTTAAATAATTTTCTTTATCTAAAAGGAAGAAAATAAGTTCTTTAGCTTTATCTGGATTGGTCATCCATTCTTCATAAACTTCATCTATTTCAAAAGAACCATTTTTGGTAGTCTTTGTAGCTAAATCAACAAACTTTCTAACAGTTGGTTCATTTAGTCCTTCACCCTTTAAAGAGACAGTAAGATCTTTTCTATACTGTTTTATTCTCTCTTGTTCGTTTATTTTTTCTTGTTGTAGTTCTTGTTCTTTATTTTCTAATCCTGTATAGAATTGTGCCCTTTGGTACTCTACAATTTTTTGTGCTTTTTCGTCTAAGCTTAAATCGGATTTTGCTGAATTTACTAACGCCCTTGTTTCAGATGAACTGTGTTTTAACACATTAGTGTAATACCAAGCCAGGACTTGTTCATTATGAGTATCATTTTCGTAATCATAACCTTGGAAAGGTTCTTTTAAAGACTCTGGATTTTCAAATAAAGCTTTTGCTAATTCTAGATCTCCATTTTTTACAATGTTGATAAGTCTTTTTTTGACTTCATCTACTCCTTCTACAGAAATAAATTTTTCAGAAAACTCTTCTTGCTCTTTAGCTTTTAAGGCCTCTTTGATATTATCAAACTTTTCTTTGTCAATATCTTTTATTTCTGATAACTTTACTTCGTTACCTTCTTCATCCTCTACAAGTACATCTTCCCAATCTCCTGAACTTAGATTTTCTTGGATAAGTCTTGAATAAAAGTCTTCTCCTGAAGAAAAATTAATCTCCTCTTTAGGTTCTTCTTTTTTTACTTCTTTACTTTCGTCTTCTAAAACTGGTATATCTTCTTTAGGAATCTCTTCTTCTTCAGTTTTTAAGTCATTCTCTTGAATTACTTCTTCTACCTTCTCTTCTTCTGCTTCTAAACTAAAATTACTAAAGTCTAGTAGTTGTTCAAATGAAAGTTCTTGTTGGTTTTGTTCTGGGTTCATTGGTTTTGCAAATTTATTAAGTTTTTTTTAAATTTCAAAATTAGTTAAAATTCCAATTTTGTTGTTAAATTGTTTTTAATATGTTAAAGATTATTTAACATTAATTTTTATTGATTTCTGAAATATTTATTGGTTTACTAAAACATTCTGTATTGCCGTGATTTATAAACGACTTTGCTATATATTTATGTTTTATATTATCTAATATCAGTTTATTCTCTAATAGGCAGGCCTCGTATAGATTTGTTTTATGCTCTAATATAACTTCTATGTTAGCTTTTACATTTCCAAACCTCTCTTTTATACTTTTAGTTGTTATACCTACTTTATAAAAAGTCTCATCATAAGATATTATTTTAACAAAGTATAAAATTGCTGGTATATTTCCCCATTTATCTTTATGTCTATTGGCTCTTTTATCAGAATAAAAACCTTTACTATTATAAATATTTGATGTAGATTTTATTATGCCACACTTAGGGCATCCTTCTCCTCTTTTATGTTGTTTAGGTGTTTGTGTAAATTCTCCGTGTTTTTTACAAGTAATTGATACTTTAGTTCTATTATTTACATAATTGACATTTACATAGTTATAAGTGTCTCCATGTGTATTTATAAACATATCAATAGCTTCTTTTGTTGTATGTTTGTGTGTTTTATTACACCTACTACAACCTTTTCCAGATAAATGGTCATTTGCTATTTGCTTAAATACGCCATGAATTTTACAAATAATATCAACTTTTTCTGCATTACCTATGTATCTGGTTAAGCTGTAGTCATATCTGTCTTTATGTTTAATCTTAGCTTTTGTTATAAAATACTCAGTTGTTAATTTTGCCATTATCCAAAACTATTACGGTTTATTTCAGCTATGTATCTAGAATTCATTAACTCTTTGTCTTTTTGGTCAATTTGTCTAACTTTTAACTGTAAATCTTTTTCTAATATGTCTAGTTTTTTCTTATCTACAGAAGTCTGATGCTCAAGCTTTAAATTACTTGTTTCAATATCATTGTTAACTTTAATCTGTTTTAGAGCCATATCAGTTTCTTTATTTATGTTATCAAAAGATTGTTGATCTGATTGTTTATCCGCTGCTTTTCCCATAGCTTGAATTTCTTCTTGAAGAAGTCTAGCTTCTCTGTCTTTGGCATTTTCAGAAATTTTGAAATCTCTCTCTGATTTCTTTTCTGCCGCAACTGCTTGTATCTGTTTATCAGCCAACTCTTGTTCGTGTGCTCTCTGTGCTTCAACTTCTTTATTCTTATCTTCTCTGCCTTTTTTACCAATAGCTATAAGCTCTGTCATTGTGTCTGCTGAGAATAATTGTGCATAGTCAAGCATATCAGATCCTAACGTGTTCATATTCAACAATGCCTGTTTCATTGTTTCTAATTCTCTACGTTTCTTAGGATCATTTATAGGGAATAAACCTATTCTTCTAAGAGGAAAATCTGGATCAGTAAGATTAATAAACTGTTTATCCCCATCAGAGTTTGAGAATACCATGTCAACATCCAAGTACTCTTTTTGGCAGTATTGTGCCACAGTTAAGTGTAATTCCATTGCTTTTCTTCTTGCTACTGCCATATTTGTAAAAATATCTGCTGTTTGCATATAAGAAGCTTCTGATCCTTGCTTTACTCCTGTAGCTGTCTCATAAACAGTTGGTTGTCCTAGTCTTTGTGGTGTAATACCAATTTGCTCTAGTGCTTTTTTAAAGTAATACTCTGATAACTGTACTCTGCTATTTATTTGCTTGTCAAAAGTTACATCTTGTACCATGAAAGTATTCATTTGAGGATTTGCTCCTGCCATGTTTTGTTTAGTGGTGTCAAGTGGTACTAATCCTACATCTTTTGCTAAATCTCTAAGTTTTTCTAAAGACTCTTCAATAGTTCCGTGGTCCTTGTATTCTGAAGGCAGAAAGTTTATATCGAATAGAAAGAACATTCCTATCTCTTTCTCTAACAAATTAAAAATCTGGTTTAAGCAGATGTTGTAACCTATTTGGTATGGTCGTAATCTCATAGCTACAGATGAAGCTATAATACCAGATACAGGCAGTTTAACATCAAATATGTTTGAGTCTCCTTTTATTTGATAAGGTAATGGCTCTACTCCAATATATAAGTTATCAGATAATTCTGAGTTACCTGCGTTGATTTTAGTTCCTTTCCAGACTTCCGGTACCCAAAATTCATACATAGTGTCTTTTTCTAAGTCTTTTTGTATGTCATTTAAAGCTTTTGTAGATATTTTTTTAATATTGTTTTCTTTAACAAACTCTGGAAGAAGTTCATCTGTGACAATTGCAGTATCTTCAATACCTGTACTTGTTGTGTAGTTTAAAAACCACATTCTTTTGGTGCTTTTCCAATATGCTTCTGTGACTTGTAATAAATCGGATCTTACAGATATATCTTCTCTGTGTATTTCGCTATATCTATGGCCTATATAATTTTGATTTTGGAAAGGGCTTAACCATGAAGGTATTCTTTTTTCTCCGTCTGGTGTGTTCACTATAGATTCACCCATTGGAATATCTAATGCATCTTGAAACTGTAGCCCTAAGTCATAATCATAGTAATTTTGAAATGGTATTGTTTGAACTTGGCCAAACATTCCGTTGTCCATTGCGCTTTTCCATGTACTTACGTTTGAATTCTGATTAGTGTTACTTTCTGAACCGAATCTTTTTCCTAATTTTTTAATTTGATCCGGTGTTAAAATATGTCCATATCTTTTAATAATATCAGATACAGAAATGTAAAAGACTCTTCCTGCGTATTCACCATCTTGTGGGTGTTCTGCTATAACATCTTTAGAGAAGAAAGTTTCTATTGGGGACCATCTTTCAGGCTTATAATAATCATATCCAATATAGTAATGTCTGAAACATCTACCGGTAAGTAAATAATCTTCCATTTCTTGTTTGTCTATTTTATCCATGTAAAATCTTTGTTGATCTTTTTCAATTACATGTTCTGCCCATTCAGCTGCCTTTGCTTTCCAGCTTTTCATTTCTTTTTCTATCTGAGAAGGTTGTATAATTTTTGCTTTTTCTTGTTCAAGCATTTGCATATACTGTTGTCTTTCTTCTTCTGATTGAAAGTCTTGTTTGTTTATGTCGATTCCATCTTTCATAAGAGCTATTTCTAACTCTTTTTTGAAAGTTTCTATGGCATAGTTTTGTACTTTTTTTGTACGTTCTCTTAGATATTCGTTATCTGATATGTCATCAATACAATCTACTTTAAAATCATCTTTTTGTTCTAACCATTCTCCAACTAGTTGTCTAGTTATGATTCCTATAAAATCATAGTGCTTTACAAAAGTAGGTATACCAACACCATCTCCTAATTCTCTTACCCTATCTAATATTGTATTATCTAGGCCGTAATCTGAGTACGCAAGTCTACCTTCTAACATTTTGTAAAACTCCCTAAAAGAAGCGTTTTCTGCTAGTTGAGATATACCAATAGACTCAAGACTGTCCATCATCTTTTTTTGCCACTGCGGTTTTTGTTTTACGCTTTCGGCTACTGTCTGTGTTGGTATAGAGTGGGTTGTTACAACAGAGGTACCAATTCCGTTATAAAAGCTGTGAATATTATTTTCTGACATTTAATGTAAAATTTTATAGTGCTTAATTTACAAAATTAGTTAAATTTTAGCAATTACCAAAATTAGTTAAATTTGTTAGTAGTATTTCATAGTTCTTTTAGAAGATCCATACAGCTTTTCTGCCATATTTTTTTCTGGTTTCTTTTTCTGACTATCTTCTTGTTTTACTCTTCTGTTCGAAATATTTGGTAACATATAATTTTGAAATAAAAAAAACTCATACCCAAGGCATGACATGAAAGAAGTCATTCTATCAACGTTGTTTTCCTTTTTGTACGAAATCATTTCATCTAGTAAACCTATATCATTTATCATCTGAACACCAAGTATTGTCTTTTCAGTGCCATCTTCATCTTGAATAACAAACTCTTGCTTGGCATAATTTTTAAGTAAACCAAATAAGAATTTTTTGTTTTCTGGAGTTGGTGCCCACCCATACCTTCTTTTTCCTTGAGATCTTTGAGACATATCTGATTTAAAGTCCATAGACTCTACAAGCCAAAGATCTGTACTTCTTTTTCTGTCAAGATATTCTTTAAAGCCCATATCCGCATTTTCCATAAATACTTTTGCATTAAATGCTTGCATTAGTAAATATATCTGTCTGTACATCTTATTATGTGGATCAGGTCTTGTTGAAACTGATGCTACAATTCTTCCGCACCATTTATCCATTCCTATGTTAACCTTATAAATATGAAACGATCCTACTGAGTCTGTACCTGATTCTTCTTGTTTATAATCATCAAATCCACCTACGTATAAATAGTCTACCGGTTTTTCTGCTGGAAGATCCTCATATAACACTACAGGGGCATCAATAAATCCTCCTGGATGTGGATATTCAGCAAGAGGTTTATTATTCATCTCGTAGGCTATTTTACCGTTAGATTCTTGTATTACTGTTACTCTCTTACCTATGTCTCCAGACTCTATTAAAAACTCTTTATGTCTTTTTGCTTCAAGTGCCGGAAATGGGTTTTCTTCAGATGACATGAAACACTCTTCTGGATCAATTGGGTACTGAACTGTTCTTTGTTGTTCTAACAGTTTGTCTCCTTCCGCTTCTTTTCTCCAGTCTTCTAGTTTCTTCTTGTTTCCTTCCCAATCTGTTACTTGTATGTTTATGTTATTCAACATTTCATCTTCTATGCCTATGTAATCTGAAAAAGGCATGTTCTTTTTGACAAAACCTTCTTTATAAGCCATCTGTGCTGGAACGAATATCCCAAATTTTCTCCTTTTCCATGTTATAAATTCTGGGTCAATCTTACTTTCAAGCATATCCCAGTTCATGGATAGTAAATTGTATTTTTCTGGATCTGATAAGACAGTATTAGCATCTTTTGATAACCCTTCTTCTCCGGCAGTACCAACCAAAATTGGAACACATTTAAATCCATAAGGTGTTTCAAAAGAAGGTAGTGCTGCTAGATATGATCTTAAAAAGTCATATTTACCTATTTCATCATTAACAAATGCACTTGGAGCTCCACCAGCCGTTTTTTGTGATGCTTTTTTGGATCCTGCAGCTAAGTTAATTACCGATATTGTTGAATATTTTACTACATTAGATGCGTCTTCTTTTAATCCAAGTACTGTATTTCCGCCATCCCAAGCTTGACTCTGTACTTCTAACTTAAAAGCTGGCGTTGTGTGGTCCATAGATGTTCTTACTTTGTCTGTAAGATCTAGTAAATCTTTTTCTGACCCACCTGTTAATGTTGCGACAGCGTTTGGTTTTGTATGTGACTTCCATTGTATATACGAAGCTAGCAACACAGATTTTGTAAAACGTCTTGTTCCGTACATAAGTAATCCTCTGTCTCCTCTATCTTCTGCTTCTTTTAAGTTCTCTACAAAAAACCATTCGTTATCCCTAAAATATGGATTTATGGTTGGTTCGCTTTTATCTTCTTGTGGAATTGGTGTTTTAAAAATATTCAAGTGCCAATATAACCAAGGATGAAAGTAGTATCCATTTATATTTATACCTTTAGTTACTTTTTGTCTTTCTTCTTCCCAAAACTGTAGTACATCTTTGCTTTGCTCCCAATAATGTTTTTTAGGATTCCATTTTGGAATATAACTATCTTTCATGTTAATTAACATCTCTTTTGAAGTTGTTAAATCAATACTACTAAACGCAGCTTCTGTTGCTATGTTTATATCTAAGTTTCTTAATACTAATGGCTCTCTCATAAAAAGAGAAGCTTTCTGGTCCTTAAAAAACTTTACAGATAGATTATCTGTTGAGTTATTAATATTCAGTTTAGATAGTTTTTCTTGTATCTTTATTTTTTCATTAAAAACTGTATCTTGAAATACAATTTCTTGGGCTTTGTAGTCTGCCTCTTGTTCTGTTTCAGCTTCATCTACTAAAATATCTAAATTATATTTTAAGTAATTATCACACTTCTTTATATGGATGTTTATTATCCCAACTGTATCGTTTATAAAATCTTGAGTCTTTTTTAAGTGTCTGTCTCCTTGGGCTTCTAATATAAACACAGAGAGCCTACCTAGTATAGAACTGGTAAGCTCGTTTTCCTGTTTAAATAATACTTCTTTTGTTTTTGCATACTGCTCTGAAGTTTGTCTTATTTGTTTTTCAATATCTTGTAGTTTTTTAACTTTATCTTTACTGTCTTCTAAACTAATATTAGAAAGTGTATCATACAGATTTTTTGATTTTTCTGTAAACTTTTCTGAATTATTCCAGTGATTTGCTTCTATTACTACTTTATTTCTATTGAAATACTCTTTGTGGTTTTTAATAAAATTATCTACAAAATCAGACATTTTCTATATCTTTAATCTTATTTAAAATATTTTGGTAAAAATCTCCTTTTAAGAAATCCTCTCTGGCTTTTTCTAGTTTGCCTAACTCTACCTCAACAATAGTTCCTTTTTCTATTTTAAAATCTCTTTTTGGTGCCCATCCCTTCATACTATCGTAATAGTTTTCAATCTCTTTTGGTAAAGGCTCTATTGAGAATTCTATATAAATTTCAATTGCATTTATTAGTTTCAAATACAATACTTGTAGGTCTTTGTTGTAGAGTATAGTATCTACATAAGTAGTTAATACTATGTCTTTTAGAGCTTCTATATCTTTACCTGCAGCAAGGCTTTTTATACCCCCTTTAAGATTAGTTATTTCTTCGTTCTTAATTTTAACTAGTTTTTCAAACTCTATAAACTCAGTATATAACTCTGTTATTTTATCTTTAAGCTGTTTCATTTTCTACTGTTTTTGTTTTTTCTATTGCTGTAAATAATTCTTCATCTTCTTTAGATAAAAGATCAGACATTTTTTTAATATCTGCATTTCTCAGGAATGCATAAATTATTTCTCCTAATGTGTACTCTGGAAAAAGTTTGATAAGTTCCTGTACTTCTCTGATTGCGTTATTTTTAAAATTCATTATTCTATTGTACCTGTTAAGTTAAATACTATGTTTTTTTCTACTCCATTATCTAGGACTTTTTCAATCACTCTTTGATTAATAACTCCTATTTTTTTATTATCATACCCTATCATAATCTCAACGTTGCCATTATTGTTTGTGACTTCTGGTAACGTACACCCACATGTTTTAGTTGTGGATAGATGCTGAACATCGTGTATAGTAATAAATACTTTAGTATCACCTCCTCTTTTTAAGGTTCCATATTGAATTGTGTAAGAAATATTCTCAACAACTTCTTTAACTCTGCTATCTCCTGTTATATACATATATTTATAAATTATCCCATTTTCCTATTTCACACATATTTTCTTTATCTTTTTGTGCCGACTTAAATATTAATTGGCATCCACATAAAAGACAAACAGATTTATCTTTCTCTTTTACACCTGTCAATATATTAAGAACGGTGTTTAAAAAAATCTTTATTTTGTCTAAAAAACTTTTAAAGTTTACATTTTCTGAGTTGTGAGGACACATTTTACATACCTCTAATCTTTTAACCTGTGCATCTGTAAGATACTCCTTATTGTCTAACCTTGATTTTATAGGCAGCAATACTTTATTTATTAATTTTTTCATCATATTTTATATTTATATCTGACCATATTTTATTAAAATTTGCAATTACATGCGTATCATTAAAAATATCTGATCTTAATTTTTTTCCAAACTTATATATTAAAGGTCTTCTAAAGTTTTTTAAACTTTTTCCTGTACGTTTCATAATATTTTGTAAAAGATTAATTTTAGCTTCTACATTAAAATTTTGAACAGTTTTAGAAGAAAGCCCTAAGTAATAGTTTAGGACAAGTTTTCCTAAGTTAGGGAAACTTACTATCAATATATTATCATTTTCGGCTATTGACTTTTTTACATATTTTATATTGGTGTCTACAATATCCGTAATGTATTTTTCGTCAAGATCTAACTCCTTAGCCAATTCAGATATTATTTCTTCTGAGAAAACAAGTGTTTTATTCTTTTTGTAAGAGTAGGACATACACATCTTTTTTATTTAGAATGAAACTACTTCTTATACTTTCCATATCTGAAGAAAGCTTACTCATTCTTAGATTTGTTAAACTTGCATCTAGGAACCCCTTATTTCTAAGATGTAGATCTGCTACACGTATATCTCCATCCTTTTTTCCGGTATCTTCTTTTATAAACTCTTTTGTTTCTTTACTATACCCATTCCTAATATAATAGATTAGTATTATTCTTTCAAAATTTCTAAGTGGCCGGTTCTGAGTCAACGAGTATATTTGTAGTATTTTATCTACCTTATCTATCTCATTTTTATAAGTTGATTTTAATGTTGGAAATTTCATTCTTACTTTTTATGCAAAATTACAAATATTTATAACATTTCACAAGAAGTTTAACTTTTAATTAACTAATTATAATAATTATCTAGTGAATTCTCTGTTCTTGGTTTATGCCTAAACATATTAAAAAAAGAAGATTCTAGTATCCTACCTAAAACCCTAATAGTTATCCCACAATTCATTTGGTATAATCTATAAAGATCAAAAGTCATACTATTAATGTACTCATCATTCTCATCTAAGTATATTGTTGAAACTATATTTTCTGAAACATTCTCCCATAGTAAGTCATAAAACTCTTCATATGTGATGTCCTGCAATTCTGCGTAAGTTAAATCTACTGGTAACATAAGTGTATTAATTTTTTACAAAGGTATTAAAAAATTAAATCTACACCAAAATAGTTAAATAATATTTAATTAATTTTTTTTATCTAAACTTATTTCTTAACTTTGTAAAAAATTAATGATACGTGGCTACCGAAAGGTTCGTATTGCGGTAATTTGTTTGCCTAAGCTAAATGGAAGAGATGTATACAGATTACTGTATAATATTCGCCAGAGTATAGCTGTTTATATGGTTTCAGCTAAAACTACACAAGTAGGTTGTTAAATAAATAATACAATCGAATATCAACGAGAAGGAAGAAGGGGTTGGTAAAGTAGTAAAACAAAAAACCTACAGAATGATGGATTCGGTGTTTTTCCTATTCTGGTACTCCTACAAACCTACTCTTACAAAAGAGGGGGTTTGGGGGTGTTCTGCAACAACAAACCGCAGAGAAGTAGACAGCGCAGGGCAGTTTTTCTTACCTACCTAGAAGCGGTAGAACGGTCTTACCCACAATACAGATAAAAAGACAGTTCTAACCTCAAAAGATGCAATTTTACAAGTAAACAATATTTTTCCTACAAAGTTAGATTTTCTTAATCCCCCGGAATTATTTCTACAAAACTATAATTATGGGAAGGTATGTTTATTTTTTAGAAATTTTAATTTTTTTTTGCTTTTTCCTTTTTTTAATCAAATATAATTCTTATCTTTGTTAAAAATTAATACATGTATAAGTTAAGATATTATCAAACAGATTCTTCAAACATAGCATACGATATACTTACGTCAAAAAGAACTAGAAAAGAGTTATTAGTTCTCCCGACTGGGACAGGAAAATCTGTGATAATATCAGCTACTGCTAAAAGGTTAAAAAGTCCACTAATTGTTTTACAGCCCTCAAAAGAACTGTTGGAACAAAACTATCAGAAGTTTATAAACTCTGGCGGAAAAGCTTCTATTTACTCTGCTTCTGCAGGAATAAAAGAAATAGGTAAAATCACTTTCGCTACAATAGGTTCTATTATAAAGGAAGTGGATAAACTAAAAAGTATGGGTGTTAAAAACCTAATAGTCGATGAAGCACATATAGGAGTTAAATCTGGATCTCAGTTAAGATCTTTTATAAAAAGTCTTGGTATTACAAATATAGTTGGTCTGACAGCTTCTCCTTTTGTCCTAGAAAGTGGGATGGGAGGATCAGAATTAAAAATGCTAACTAAGTTAAAAAATAAACTTTTTTCTGATATAGCATATGTTTCTCAAATTAAAGACCTAGCTGGCGATTTTTGGACACCACTATCCTATGAGTATATAAACCAAGATAAGTCTATTTTAGAAGTAAATACTTCAGGATCTGATTACACAGATAACAGTATAAAACTGTTCTATAAAAATAATGATATAGAGGGTCAAATAGTAAATAGAATTAATGAAGCAGTAAAGAATAACAGAAAGGCTATATTAGTTTTTGTACCTTCTATAGAAGAAGCTGAGACACTTTCTAGTAAAGTAATTGGTTCCAGATATGTAAGTTCTAAGACCTCTAAAGTAGAGAGAGATGAAATAATAGACGGGTTTAAAAATGGCAGTATTAAAACTGTTATAAACGTAGGTATTTTAACTACCGGATTTGATTACCCAGAATTAGACACTGTGATAATTGCAAGATCAACAATGTCTTTCTCTTTATATTATCAAATGGTTGGAAGGGGTTGTAGAATACATAATGATAAAAAAGAAACTGTGATAGTAGATTTTAGTGAAAATTTTACTAGGTTTGGAAAAGTTGAGGATTTCACTATAGATTATTTAGAAGGATACGGTTGGGGATTGTTTAAAGGAGAGTATTTAATAAGTAATTATCCTATAGATGCTATTTCAAGGCCTACAAAGAAAACACTATTAGCTAAAAAAGCTCATAAGTTAAGTAAGCCTAATGATGTTGTATTTCACTTTGGTAAACATAATGGAAAGCCAGTTTCTTATGTTATGGAAAAAGATAAAAAATACATAGTTTGGTTAGCCTCAAATAAGGAATTTAACTGGTTTGGAACAAAAGGAAAGGCGTTAAAAGCCGCAATAGATTACGAATTAATACCTAAATAATATATGACAAAAATGGAAGAAAAAGACCCGTTATTAGATGTTCTAGCAAGTATGGACAAACGTTTTGGAAAAGGAGCTGTTATCGTTGGGGATACTGTTATTCAAACTGAAAGACAAAGTACCGGATCATTGGGAGTTGACATAATCACAGGAGGTGGTTGGGGTAAAGGTAGAATGGTTGAGATTTATGGGCCAGAATCTTCGGGCAAGACAACACTTTGTATACACACAATGATACAAGCTCAACAAGATACACCAGACAAAAGAGTTGCTTTTATTGATGCAGAGCATGCTTTTGATAGAAACTATGCAGAGCATTTAGGCCTAGATATGTCTCAAGTAATTATTTCACAACCTGACTCTGGAGAGCAAGCATTAGAGATTGCAGAAGCATTAATTTCATCAGGCAAGATTTCAGTGTGTGTTATTGACTCAATTGCTGCACTTACCCCTAAAGCTGAAATTGAAGGCGAAATGGGAGATTCTAAAATGGGACTACATGCCAGATTAATGTCTCAAGCATGTAGAAAATTAACAGGTGTTGTTAACAAAACAGATACAGTTCTTTTATGGACAAACCAATTAAGAGAGAAGATTGGAGTTATGTTTGGATCTCCTGAAACTACTCCTGGAGGTAATGCAATGAAGTTTTACGCTTCTATAAGAATTGATATTAGAAAAAGTGCAGGAGATAAAGATAATGAAGGTAATGTTATCAATAGTCACGTAAAAGTAAAAACTATTAAAAATAAACTTGCTCCACCTTTTCAGTTGACAACGTTTGATATTGTATTTGGAGAAGGTATTGATAGAAACAGTGAGATTGTGGCAATAGCTGAGAGCATAGGTATTATAGACAAAAAAGGATCTTGGTTTAACTATGGAGAAACTAAATTAGGACAAGGAACAGCTAATGTAAAACAACTTCTTAAAGATAACCCAGAGTTAGCTGAAGAATTAGAAAGTAAAATTAGAGAACACTTTAATATCTAATATGAAAAATTATACAGAGTGGAGGTATGGAGGTGAGCAGATAAGCTCCCTCCAAGACTTACAAGAGCACTTTCCTGATGCATGTGGATTTGTATACAAATTAAGACTTTTGGACCTTAAAACAAACAATGTAACTTTTGAATATATAGGTAAAAAAAATTTATTTACAAAGAGAAAAAGAGTTTTTGGCAAAAAAGAAAAAAACAATATTACAGATAAAAGATTAAAAACTTATGAGTATGTAATAAAAGAAAGCGATTGGAGAACATATTTGTCCAGTAATAAATTTATTAAACTAAATAGTCATAATTTTTTTATTGAGCGTGAGATATTACTTACAGCTAACACAGATAATGACTTAACTTACCAAGAAGCTAAACAAATTATGTGTTCAGGAGCATTAGAAGATTGTAAATATTTAAATGACGGAATTAAAATAGTAAGATACGGTAAAAAATAAACTAAAATGAAAGAACCAAATAGGGTTAGAAAATCAGAAATTAAATATCAAGTTACACTTAACGAGGAACAAAAAGAAACTAAACAATTAATCATCGACAATCAAATTGTGGTAGTTACAGGGCGTGCAGGTTCCGGAAAAAGTTTAATATGTGCACAAGCAGCTTTGGATTTCTTGATGAAAAAACAATGTGATCATATATTAGTTACTAGAGCAGCTGTTGAAGTTGGAAACTCGCTTGGCTTTTTACCGGGCGATTTAAAAAGTAAATTTGATCCATATTTAGAAGCATTTCAAGAAAATTTAATCAAGTGTTACGATAAGGTAAAAATAGAAGAGTTGATTAAAGATGAAAAAGTAAAAGCACTGCCAGTTCAATTTATTAGGGGTAAAACAATAGATGACGTACTTGTTGTTGAAGAAGCACAAAATCTAACTAAAGCAGAAATGTTAGCTATCCTTACAAGGCTTGGTAAAACTGGTAAAATTATCATAAACGGAGACAATGAACAAAAAGATATACGTGAAGAATATAACGGTTTATCTTATGTAATAGATTTATCTAAAAAACTACAAGATATTAAGTGGGTTAAGCTTAAAACTAATCATAGATCTGACCTTGTTGGTAAAATATTAGATTTTGAGTATAATAAATAGATAATAATTTGTATAATCCAAATATTATTCGTAAATTTGCAGAATAAAATAACAAACACATATGCAAGAAAAAGAATTTATTTCAGTTAATGTCATATCTTCAGTATTAAAAGAAGAGGTAGAAAATAAAATCTTAGGTGATGACCAAGGAGATAAAAAAGATTTAAATGGTAACACTTTATCTTTTTATCAAGATTTAGGTATTACACCACCAAAAGAGTTATTAGAAGATGACTATGAAGCTTTGATTATGGATGACAATTCATATACCGAAGAAATTGCTGAAGCTAGGTTACGGCCAAATCAAATAAGTTTCATGGTAAATAATAAAGATAAGGGCTGCACAATATACATGGAAACAGATTACAAAATATCTGTTATAGAAACAGTAGAAGAAGTAGAAGAAAAAATTAAACAAGCAAAAAATGGAATTTAAGAAAAATTATTTACAGTTAGATAAGACACAAGGAATATTCTTCCTTTATTCAAAAGAAGAGAAAGAGGGATATAAAAAGAATGAAAGTAGCACAGGAAAGATTTCCTATAGAAAGTACTTTGATAAGGGAGTTACAGGAGAGTTAGATTCGGTTACAATTTACGAATCTGATTTCGGAAAACAAATCTCTTTTAGTATCCAAGATGGTGAGAATCATTACTATGCTCCAATATCTATTTTTAACCAAAAAGGTAATATTGATTCCTATGCTGAGAGTGCAATTAAATTTTTACCACAGTTAGAAAAGAAACAAAATATTACTTTATTTCCTTATAAATTTACTCCTGAAGGAACTGAGAATACAAAAGTAGGAGTATCGTTTAAGGTAAGTGGAGAAAAGATTAAACCTGCACTTACTAATGCTTACTACGTAAAGGATGGTAGTTTTGTAGATGGAGATATTCCAGCAGTTAAATGGGTTACAAAATTAGGTAAAAACTCACCATCAGCTGCCTCTTTAGAAGCAAAAGAAGATTATTTATTTAAAGTTTTAGAGACCGAAGTAGAGAGACTTACATGGAAAACAAACAGTAATACTCCTGATCAACCAGTAGAAAAACCAAAATCAATTCCTACGCCTACAGCAGAAGAGGCCTTTAGCTCACCAGAACCTTTAGTGTATAATGAAGAGGATGAAGATGATTTACCATTTTAATAATAAATTTATATAATATGTCACAAGAACAAATGCAACAAGGTTTCGGATACCAAGGAGATGAACAAATTACAATTACCGCAAAAGAGTTTATTAAGTTAAGATCTGCTGTAGAACAAGGAATTAGCGCAACAATTATTAATTACCTACCAGAGGTGGTAAATTGGGTAGAAGTATCTACTGCAAGTAAAATAGATAACCCAACACAAGAGCAAATTCAAAACAGAGAAGTTGTGATGGTCACTGATCGTGAGTCTACTTTCAACCCTGGTAATGTAAAAACATTCTTTTCAGATAAGCTGTCAATGGACATGGTGGAAGGTCAAGAATTAATTGCGGAAATTCACCAAAGAAATATTGAAAGTGGTGTAGCAAAAAGTTTCCAAGATTTAAAAGAACTAAGCGAGACAATTTCTTAGAGATGGAAGAAAATGATTTCACAAAACTACAACAGGTAATATCCAAAAGCCTGTTGCTTAGTTTATCTAATGTAAAGAAAGAACTTGGTAAAGATTGTACATTTTTGGCTTTTTCAAAAGAATCTTCTAAAAATAAAGAGACCGGAGAAGTCGAAGAATATGATGCGTTTAACGCCTTAATTATCAATGATTTAGGAGGTAAAGATAGAGTTATATACAGAATTGATAAGCCACTTTATACCTTAGAAGAGCAAGATTTTACATGGCTTAAAGATGCATTAAAAAATAAAATGTATGAATAACGATAATGAGCTTATAATAAAAGCTGAGTATGATAAACTACTAGAGACCGAAGATCTTAAAATTTTATTTCCTAGTATGAAAGGTATTTGGGAGGATGACAAAAAAAGGTTTACCAAACAATGGAACATAAACCAAGAAATATTAAAAAAACTATATGCTGATAAAATTAAATAAAGAGGCTAGAAAAGCTCTACGAGAAGGAATTGAAGTTGTAGCCAATGCGGTTAAAACTACAATGGGTGCAGAAGGTAAGACAGTTATCATCAGAAACAAAATGGGATTCAGAAACCATATTACCAAGGATGGAGTTACAGTGGCCGAAAGTATTATGCAAGATGATGCATTTAGAGAAATGGGAGGACAACTCCTTAAAGAGGCTGTAAGAAAAACAGTTGATTTAGTTGGAGACAGCACTACAACCACCTCTGTACTAACTCAACAATTAGTTACAAACGCAGTAGAGACATTAGAGTTACTTCCAGATACATCTCACGTTGAGTATGTAGAGGGCATGAATATCGCATTCAAGGAAGTACAAAAAAACTTACATAAGTTAACAAAGAAAGTTGGTAAAAAGGAGATGTTCCAAATTGCGACAGTATCCGCAAACAACGATCCAATTATTGGTAGAGTAGTCTCAGATACTTTTGAAAGGGTTGGAAATGAAGGTACTATTGATATTCAAGAAGGAGTTTCTAGAGAGACAACAACAGAATTTATTGATGGTATGTCTATTGAACGAGGTTGGGCCATTCCACACTTTATCACAGATCAATCAACAATGACCGTTACCTTAGAGAATTCTAGAATCCTAATTTACGATGGCCCGATAAAATCTATTAATGACATTGCGGCAGTAGTAAGAGAGTGCCAAACTAACGGACAATCTTTATTCATCATTGCCGAAGATGTGGATGAAGGTGTAATGGCCACACTGGCAAAAAGTAAAATGCAGGGTACTATTAATGTATCTGTTACACTTAGTCCAGACTTTGGATTGAATCGTACAAATATTTTAGAGGATCTTGCTGCATTTACTTCCGGAGAGGTCTTTTCTACAAAAACAAGCTCTACGGTAAAAATGGGATTTGCAAAAAAGATCTTATCCGATAAAAATAGAACAGTGTTTATTTGCGAAGGTGTTTCAGAAGAAGTAGAAAAAAGAGTAGAATCTTTAAAAGTACAGTTAGAGAACACAGTTGATCAATTCGATAAAGTTAAGTTATCAAAAAGATTATCTAATCTAAAAAATACAGTTGCTATTATCTATGTAGGAGGGGTAACTGAATCGGAGGTAAAAGAAAAGAAAGATAGAATTGAAGATTCAGTACATGCTGTTAGATCTTCTTTAGATGGAGGATTTGTTTCAGGAGGTGGGTCTACTTTAAGGCATATTTCAGAATTTAGAATGAAAGAAGTTTCAAAGCTATCTGGAGCAACCCTCTTAGGTTATGATAATGTTAGAGTGGCACTTTATGCACCTTTCAGACAAATTCTTGAGAATGCCTCTATGAAAGAAGTTAATTATAATTCAGCTACAAGTAAATTTGGGTATGGGGTAAATGTTAAAACGAGAAAAGTTGAAAATTTACTAAAGACCGGAATAATAGACTCAACCAAAGCATTAGAAGTGGCATTAGAAAATGCAGTATCAGTTGCCTCTTTAGTAATCAAAACAGATTGTTTAATTTCAGATAACGGATTATAATGGAGCCACTATTTAAAAGAGTCATAATTAGACAAGAGAAACAACCTGAAGATGCATTTGCAGAGGTAAATTTAAAAGCTTACCTTTACAAAGTTGCAGACGATTGTGATGATAGATTAAAAAACAGTTTAGGAAAAGAGGTAAAATATACAGCCGGAGACCTAGTAGATGAAGACGAAAAATTTAATTATTTACTACTACACGAAACCAGTTTGTTATATTTTGTATAACCTCATGTCGGAGTAAAAATAACCTGCCTTATATGTGTACTATCCGAGCATTAAAAGGGCAGTTATAAAAAAATAAAATTATGAGAGAAGGGTACTTGAAAATGCGGAACACCAATTTATATGACATCAATTGGTTTTATAAATATTTTAAAGAAAACGGTGGTAATGCCACACCAAAAGAGTTTGAAATTGTATTTAACAATAAAAAACAAGTTGTAGACTTTGGGGGCCAAAAAGTAGAACACCTAGTTCCAAGAAACTTAATAGAGATTATAGAAGATATGGACAGGAAACTTGGAATTACCATAATAACAAATAAAGAGGGAAAATTTATAAAAGCACTATGAAGATATTAAAATTTTATTCAACCACTTGCGGACCATGTAAAGTTCTAGCAAAGACATTAGAACCGGTAAAAGATCAAATTACCGAAGTAGATATATTTGAAGACATGGACTTGACAATTAAATATGGAGTTAGAAAAGTCCCAGTTACGATATTCTTAGATGATCAAGATAACGAGTTTGCCAGGTTAGTTGGTACATATGATTTAGGAACATTTGAAAAAACAAAAAATGGAACACATTTGGACAGGTAAAAAATACCTAAAATTAGAACGCAGATCACCATGGTACTCAATAAAAAGCAGTAGAGATATTTGTTTAAAACAGTACTTCAATATATTTGGATGGACCCTGGCATTGCGATTAGTAAAAACAGGATACAAGCCAGAAGCTATTAGCAGGGCCAATAACCTATTTGGGTATGTAAGTAATAAGCTAGCCAAGAACATTTTTGAATCTGAAGGAAAAAATACAAATATGAGAGACTTTAGTAAAGTACTGTTAGCAAAAGGGGAATATAACAGATTATATTGTTATAACTTAACTGGAGATTTACTTGGTAGCCTAGGTGACATGAGCTGGATGATCGTAGAAAAATATTCACCGGACTTTGAACACAAAGGAGTAGCCTATAATAAAGAAGATAACAGCTTTGTTGGGTACTCACATAGGTGTAAACAGAAATTCAAAATCGGAGATAGAATATTCGATGAAAACTATGACCCAAAAGAAGAAGACTACGAAGAGTGGGAATGGGCAGGATTTCTAGAGAAACAAACCAAAGCTCAAAAGGAAAGTGATGCTGGTGGATGGGGAGATGTAATTTCAATAAAAGAAGTAGTACCCTTCAAAAAAAGAGGAGCAGAGACAATTGAAACACCATTACAAGCACGTACAGCAGCACATAATTTTTCAAACTACATATCTTAAATAGGCACCACAAACCTAACTAACCCCCTGGAGAAATCTTAGGGGGATTTTTATGTCAAAATATAATATGTTAAATAAATGTTAATGTTATAAATTTTTTATAGTAAATTTTTTATAGTAAATTTTTTATAGTAAATTTTTTTTGGGGGATGTATAAAAATGTACGTACCCATCCTAAGCTAAGGGCGGAGGGCAAATCAGAAAACTTTGGTACGCCCCCCTCTTCTATATAGTAGGTCCGCACTTTTTTCTAGGGCCTTAAAAAAGTTTTGGACTTTTCAAGTTTTATTTTTAGGTTGTGGTCCTTCTCCTCTTCTTCTTCTCCTTCATGTAGTAGGTATAAGATAGTAAGATAGTGAGAAGGATCTTCTCCTTCACTCCTAAAGTTTTGGGTAGCTAATAAATAATATAAAATAATTATAAAATAAATTACTTTTATGTTTGCATATCTAATATATAATTGTATATTTGTAAAGGCAATCAAGCCAAGCTAAAACCTTACAAACATGCAAACAATTCCTACATTATCAGAATTAAAAGTAACTGCTGATTACTTCGGCAAAGATACTAGAAGAAAGAAATTAATCTTCTTTAAAGGCTACATTAAGGATCTAAATTATGTAATAGATCATATTAAGCCACAACTAGAAAATAAACCTTTCGCATGGCATTTAGGCGAACAGTTGAACAAAAGAGATCTACAAGATTATATAAGAGAAAGAGATCTTATTATAAACAACTTTGAAGAGTTAACCAACTAATATAACCAAGCCCTCGAAAGGGGGCTATTTAAACAACTTTAAGACCATGAAACATTTTTTACAGTATAAGAGACCACAGTATATTTTTTGTTTAATCCTCGCTATTTATTTTGTAGCGCAACTTTTAAGAACCCTTTAAAATATTATATCATGAAAAATACTTATGAATTGACATTTAATAAAAAAGGAAATGCGATCTTCATTAATGAGGAAAATAAAAAAGATAAAATCCAAGCCAATACTGTAATGAGGTTCAACACGCCATGGAGTGGGAAGGTAGAAGATTATATAGATGTTAATGGATTTTTTGAAGGTTGTAATTGTTTTGTTCAGAACAGTTACAGTATTGACTTTTTTAAGTTGTCGGAATGTGGGGAACAGTTAACCAATTTTAATAATGAAGAGTAGTTATGATAAAAATATTTGCTGCATTAATTATTATCATTATTTTGATAATTAAATTAAAAAGATAGTAGGATTTAATTAAAAAAGAGTTATATTTGTAACGGCAATGAAGCCAAACTAAAAAACAAGATTATGAAGACAGTTCAAGTTAATTTAGGGATGAATAACAACCCAATGAATGAAGAAGAAGTATTAAATTATATGGGAACTCTTAACGGATACCGGTTAATGGGTTATTACTTTACAGAAAAAGAATTTGAAGGTAATCCTGAGCCTACTTTTGTAGCAATACTAGAGTACAAATATAGTTCGGATTCTAAAGTTTTAGCTGATTTTGAAAGGTTATGTAGCGTGTTCACTCAAGAAAGTATTGCTATCGTTACCAACAAAATGGAAGTACTAGCTTTCAATGTGAATTACAAAGGGGGAGGTTATTATTTCAATAGAAAGTTTTTTGAATATTTTAAAATAAAATAATCACAAATTGTTTTGGTAGTTTCAATATAAAAAACTACTTTTACATGTATCAAAATAGTAAAGGTATTAAGAGGGGTTCGATTCCCTTCCTATTTTCTAACTTTTAAAAATCAATATCATGGCAACAAATAATTTTTATAGTAATAGCAAAACTATCTTCGCATGTTTAATGAATTACACGGATCAAGAAACAGAAGAAACAATTTGTCCTGAACTGTACGAGATTCAAGAATTCAAAAATGAGGTTGAAGATTTATTTCAAGAAGAAAGCAGTTATGACTTTTACCCTAGAAAGTGGGGGTACGAACAAACAAGTCATAAGGGAGCGTTTTTAGGTTCATTAAGAGAAGATAAAACCTTTGGGGATGTTGAGGTTAGCATTAAAATTTTAATCGTTTTAAGATATGGCTATTATGAGGGTGCAAATTTAGATTATGAGGTGCAGTTTAGTAGTGGTTCATGTTGGGAGGATGAACCCGATTTTAGATTTGATTTTGAAAGCCGTTCGTATATGAATTCGGGGATGATAAAAATACAAAGTAGGAACGCTGAAAAGTGGGCAGTCAAAGAAAGTGAGGAGATGATTAAAGAGATAGAAAAACTGTTTACCCAAGTTACAACTCCTTATAGAAAATTAGGTTCGTTCAGTAATGGAGAGGGAGTGTACGAGAAAATGTAATTAGGTTATTATTCCCCTTCGTTGTAAGGTTCGAGGGGGATGATAAAAAAATAAAAAAACCTTATAAAATAATAGTTTATTAGAATAAAAAGAATTATCTTTACATAGGCAATTAAGCCAAAGCAAAAAACCAATATTATGAAAGTAATTACTAGAAATGCAGTACAGTCTTTTTACAACAACCAACCAAAAAACTTTGGTAACACAGAGGTAACAGTAAAGGATGGAGTAACAAAACTATTCTTATTTGATAACTTAATTGCCAAAAAAGAAAATGGCGTTTTAAAGATACGAAATGCAGGTTGGAAAAGTAAAACTACCAAAGAAAGATTAAATGCCCTAGATGGCGTTAGTATCAATCAAAGTAAGGGGGTTTGGTATCTTAATGGTATTGAGTGGGATGGCCAAGAAACAGAAATTTAAAAATAGTATTAATAAAACCCCTAGACAGAAAAGTTTGGGGGTACTAAAAAACAAATATCATGAGTAAAAGTCTAGCAATAGTTATGAAAGACGGTTTTATCTTTATGGATGTAACAGATAAAGCAAAAGAAATTTTTAACAGTGGTTTATTTGACTTATATATCTTACATGGCGATGATTCAGAATCATTAGTTACAAACAGAGATAAAATAACAAAGGCCATTTTAGAGGGGAAGAAAATAGGAATTGAAGTCGGGGTAATTTAAAAAAAGACAGTCATGGAAAACTACAGAGGTATTAAAGCAAAATACATAGGAGCAACAGACAAGAGGGGAGCATACATAAAACTGACCGACCTAAGAAGAAGAGTAAATATAAAACTATCTTTATTCAATACAGACAAAGATGATGCTTCCGAGATAGCAGAAGAGTTCCTAAACAATATAGGAATAGAAGTAAAAGGAAGAATAGAAAATGGAGGGGATGGTTATATATTATTCACAGATAACTTTACCCAATCAATTAATACAAGACTTAAAAGGGAGTAATTGTGAATAATGCAGTACTCTTCGGTGGGAGATTGGCATATTGGCTTATTTTGGGGCATTAAAAATAAAGTATTCTCAGTAAAAATAAGTATTTCTTAATAATAATATAATCGGCATTCTAAAAAAGAACAGTAAAAACAAACAAACATGGCAACATTAGAACTATTAAAAGCAGAAATTCATAATCATATCGCAACAGAGTACCTAAAAGGAAGTACTAAAACAGAAATAAGAGGAATAGAAGTATCATGGAAGAAACCAAACAAAGAACTATCACGCAAAAAACTAGAACTACTAGCAGATGAAGAAGCAAAAAAGGTAGTGATAGCACTATACGGAGAAGAATAAGAAAGGAAGAGGGAGAAAGGATTTAAGAAAATTTTAAGATTTAGTTTGAGAGGATAATTTGGGGAGAAAATGTAGCTAACTACTTGATAATGAGGGGGTGGTGCAACCCTCCCCAAGATTTGGAGGTAATATCGAAAGTGATAAATTGCCAAAACTAAAATAGTAAGTATATAAAACTATTAAGAAAAAACAGACAAGAGATGAAAACAGAAAAAAAGATTGCTCGTATTTTAAGTGTTGTTACCATGTGGGGAGGTTTTAGTCCCAAAGAGGTTTCTGATGGTAGGGAGGTTATTATTAATTCATTGGTTGGTTTAAGAAGTGTTATTACTTATGTTAGTTTAGATTGTGTTGATGTTTCTCTATATGATTTAGATAGTGATTTCAGTATGAAAGATTTTACTATGATGTATTCTGAATTAAGTGATGATGTTTTAGATAGTTTGTTATTGTTATGTAGAGATTATAATGAACTTATGTTAGAACAAGATGAAGAGTAGGTTTACAGTCTTTTTAAATAATTATTTTATTTTTTTAAAAACGCCCGAAATTTTAACATAAAAAGATTTGCACATTAAATAAAAGGTTGTATATTTGTACAGAATCAAAACACAAAGAAAACATGAATGAACTTATAAATAAAGCGCACCCAATAGCAATAGTTTATTTTGTATTAGTAATGTTATTAGGAACAGTTAATACGGAATTAAGAATGACAGAAAGTTATTTATACATACTCGTTTTGTCAATAGTTAATTTAATAATATGGGTTTATTTAAAAACAAATAAAAAATAACAAAATTATGAACACAACAGAAAACAATAAAATTATAGCAGAGTTTATGGAAATAAATACTGCTTTCGATGACACATTTAGCATAAACCCTATGACAAAATATGGGTGTTGGGAAAAAATGAAATACGATACTGATTGGAATTGGTTAATGGAGGTAGTTGAAAAGATTGAGAGTTTAGGTTATGATTTATTTATTGAAACTTTTGAAGTAAGAATAGAAAAGTATAGAGAAACTCTATTTAGACAACACACAAAAGTATCTAATCAAACTAAAATTAAAGCAGTTTACAACGCTTGTGTAGAATTTATTAAATGGTATAACGAAAATAAATAAATTATGGAAGCACAAGAATACGAAAAAAAGTTAGCTGATTTCTTAAAAGAAATTGACCTAAGAGAATCCAACAGATTGATAGCTGAGTTTATGGGCAAAGCACCATACATAAACAAAGATGGGAGATACGAGTACATGGTAGCTGAAAATGCCCCAATTAGTTCTACCGATTTAGAAGAACTTTGGTATCATATTCATAAGTATTTTACTTTTGACCATGATTGGAACTCCCTGATGGAAGTTGTTGAAAAAATAAATGGCTTGAATAATATCGTGGAGATAAAAGAGAACATGGTTCGGGTAGTAAATAACGAAAGAGGAGAGGTATTAGTTGATGTAGTTAGTGGAAGTATGAAAGAAGCTATCTACGATGCAGTAGTCGAATACATTAAAATAGCTAAATAGAGCCTATTTAAGCAATCAAAATTAAAAATAGGTATGTAGATACCACTTATTAAAAAATAATCATTTAAAAATTATATCATGGAAAATTTATTTAATGGCTTACAAGTCGTATCAGGAGAAGTTAAAGTAGAAACATTAAGAGAGGGTTTCGGATTAGAAGTTAGTGGCGCATTTAAAATAACCAAAGGAAATTTTCAACAAGAGTTTTCTTATTACGCTAGATTATATGAAACACAATATAAAAACTATATTGGAGTGGATGATAGTAATGTTGATGAAGGAAAATGTAATCTAGGAGGTTTACCTATTGATAGTTTAGACAGTTTAAAAAATACCTTATCAAATAGTGGTTTAAAAACACTTTCAAATAGTTTAGGTTTTAATTATGACGAAAGAGATAATGCGATGTACACTACTGTACAAAAGCACAAAGATTTTATTAAATGCTATGGTAAAAAAGCAATTGTTTGGAACTTATTGAATGCAGAAGAACAAAGAGTGGTAAAAGTAAAACACGCTATTGAAAATTACGATACGCTCCATGACCAACATAAATATAATCTAGGTGTTATCAAGCTAGATGATGATGGTAATCTAATTAAAGGTTATGTACCTACATTAGAAGAACTGAAAGAATTACTAGAAAGTTTAAAATAATACTAATATACAAGGGCAGATAGAAATGTTTGCCCTTTAAAAAAACCAAAGTTATGGAAAAGTTTATTATCAAGGATTGGGCAGACAATCATTTATTCAAAGATAAAGTATTTAACAGTTTTCAAGATGCGTGGAGTTTTATCTACGAGAACATTCAAGAAGAAACAGAAGGCGATGGTACTTATGACGATTATTTTGTTGTAAATTTTTAGAAAAAAAGTTTGTTATTACCGAATTAAAATAGTACATTTACAAAGAATTTAAAACCTATTGTCATGCACAAAGCAAATTACAAATTATATCAGATTGAGGTTATTAAACATAACTCAGATTCTCTAACAGTTAAAGCAACAAACAGATTTGGTAAAGTGTTCTACGCTTTTATAAAACGAGAAGAAAGATATTGGATTGGTGGTTCAGATTTTGGATTGATTGAATATAAAACAATGAAAGGTATTCTTTGGGAGTTTTCTTTATCGCTTTTAAGAGAGTGCCGAGAATATGACAAACGTTGGTATGATTTCAATTGTATGACTAAAGTAGAAGAAGATGGGAATAAACCTCTCACATGGGAAGAAACAGACAGAGGTAGTAATCGTTTTGAAGAAGAAGAACCAACATTTAGAGGGGGAGTTAAATTTTACACAGAAAGATATTAAATTAATTTTAAAACATAGAGAACATGATAAAAGAAGTAACATACAGAACAGAATACGGAACAAGTGATGCAATCCAAAAATTAGATATATTATTATCAGAGCATGATAAAATAAATATCAAAAAAGTACAAGACTTTATAAAAAATAATAAATTTGTATCAAACGCAAGAATTGATATATCAGGTGAAGTAGTTTTGTTGGATGATGGAGATACAGAAGTAGATTCAGATGAATGGAGAGTAGGCATAGAGCAGTTTATAGTTTTTGAGAATTCGTTTTATTATTATTCAGAAAGCAAATATGACAGTTCAGATAATTTTGAAAGTAAAGAATTAATATTAAGCGATTTTTAATATGAAAGCACATAGTAGTATTTTAGTGAAAACTAAAGAGAACGGAAGAGTAATAGCACCAAAGTATAAAGGAGTTACAAAGTATAATGGAGTTAGTTACTTTACAAAAGATTTCAGCACAAAGATTCAAGCAGAAATTCAAATGGATATTAAAAGATTAGAACTAGGTTTAGAACCGTTAAGACTTAAAAAAGTATAGTTATGGTAACGAGAGTAGTATTTAAGAAAATTAGTTGGTTTAATGAATCTGGAAATCCTATTGTGGAGGTTAACGCTTTATTCCCCGAAATGTTTGAAGGTGGAGATTGTATTTTAAGTTATGCACATATTGGACAACATAGTGAAATAAATGAAGATTTTTTAATTGATGGCGATGTTTATAAACACAAAGTAGAAACCGCAACAGAAGAAGAATATAAAGACCTTAAAAAAGAGTTAGAATCAATAGGTTATGAATTAGAAATTTTAACATAGAATATTATGAAAACAATAACATTACAAGGAGAAATTCAAAAATTTGAAAACCTCAACCAAGCAACAAGTAATTTTGACCAAGAAAGGCTTCCTTATGAAGTAGAAAAAAGAGTTTATGTAATTGATGTTAATGAAGATGGGTATTCCCCTAATATGAGTGATGAAGAATTTCAAACTTTATCAGAAGAGCAAGGTAGAGTTTACACTTTAAATGGTTTTCAAGAAGCCTTTAATGATGAAGAAATTAACTCAGCAATTGATATAATTAGATTTATTAATCAACCTATTAATTTATAACACATTAGAAATAATTCAAAAAAGATTTGGATTATAGAAATATAATCCTTATTTTTGTTTCACACAAAACAATAGAACTTATGACAAACGGAGATTTAAACTTTGACCTTGATAAAATCAAATGGAATCAAGAATCAATCGAGAATGATATAACTAAAATGGCTATATCAAAAGAAGAGGATTTTAATTTAGATTTTCCTTATCTTATTGATGTGGAAGATACAAGTTACTCTTATACTACGGAAGAAGAGCGAGATAATGACTATGAAGAATTGTGTAAAATTTTAACAAAAAATACCACAAAATATTTTTATAATTAAAATATAATCCTTATATTTGTAATCTAATCAATTAAACGTATGGCAACTAATAAAAAAAGTGTATTCCATGAACTTTATGATATTAAAGTACTTGAAACAAACGAAATTCAAAAATGGTCACTAGGAGATATACTAGATGAAATCAATAGAGATAGAAATGGTAGTTGGATTAACTATGATGAAACAGATTGGCAAGAGGGTTGGAATGAATGGATTGAAGGAGAATTTTATAGTTTAATTATTTAATACAAAGAAACATGGCAAATTTTAAAGAATACAATAAACTCAAAAAGACTTTAAGTAAAAAAGAGAAACGAGAATTAAGAGATTCTATATTCTTTTTAAGAACCGCAATTACTTGTACTTTAGCAATAGAGGGTACAGAATTATATTCAGATTATATTGATGATAATGGGTGGGCAGAGTTTTATGAAATCATCATGGAAATTTGTGATGAAGTGTTATTAAGTAATGATTCTACTTTTTTAACTTATATCAAACTGTACCTAAAAGGGGAAGCAGAAGATGATTATTTTAATATTCATTTTTCTACTTGTTATGATTGGTATTTTATGGATTTAGCTAGAAAAGAATTAAGTAAAAGAATGTTCGGAGAAGAATAAATAAAATATTTTATAAAAAGTTTTGTAGACTTAAAATAATTAATTATCTTTACGGAGAATTTAAAACAAACTATCATGGAAAATTATTTTGCAAGAAAATGTTCAGCTACGGGAGAAGGAATGAACGAAGGTTATGTATTTAGAGAAGGAGAGGAATATTTTAAAGAAGAAAAAGATTTAGTAGACTTTTTAAGAGGTTTAGATGAATACAATACTGACCTATCAGATGAATTTCTTTTGAAAGAAGCATATGACTTAGAAGAGTACTATTATACTGAATGGGAAGAGGATTTTCAATACCAATTGGTAGATGGAGTGTTAATTGAATTAGAAGATTAAAACAAAACATCATGATAAGTAAAGAAGTAGCAGTAGTTAGTGGATACATAATGTATTATGACTTATTAGATTTTAAAATCAATGACAGTTTCTTCTCAAAAATAGATAAGTCTATTGAGTTGGCAGAACAGTTTATTAAAGAATACTCGGAGGAGTACAAAACAGATTGGACAGAATTAGATTGGGAAGAAACATTAAGTGAATTTATAAATAGACAATAACATGAAAGCATACATTATAAGCACTCTTGGTTTTAAATTAACCGAGAACTTCAGGAAAGAAGTACAGAAGAGAATACCCGATGGAATACAAGAGGTGTGGTTATGTAGCTTTGCGATAAGGCGGAAAGGCTATGGTCAATACGAATACAGACTGCTAATCGAATTAGATAGTAAAACGGAGGTCTTTACATGGGAAACTAATGATTCAAGGTCTTATGACTTTTGGAAGGGGGCGGAAAGAAATAGAGAGATAGACAACTTTGAGAAGAGAAGAATATTATCTTTATTAGAGCAATATCAAGACGAAATGCACGAAATAGTAAACAACATATAATAAAAGTTATGGAAGTAGAGAATTTAAAGCAAATGATAAACAGTTGTTTTACTTATGGAAGTGCAGATAGAGATAATCACCAATTTAAAAGATATATTCTACCTTACAAAGAAAAGTTAGGGGAGAAAGTTTTTGAGTACGTATACGAAACACATTTAGCAGATTTAAAAAATAACTACATAGTAGACTTAAATGTTTACACAGATTCAGAAGGATTAACTTATAATAACCTAAATAAAAAAAATAATCATGAATAAAGATATAAACAAAATATTAGAAGATTATATAGTAAGTTGCCCTATTGAGAATGTACTGTTAGATGAATACGACAGACCATATTACAAACACAATGGCAAAGTTTATTTAAGCAGAAAAGTAAACTACGATTACGAAGTTAAAAATTAAAAACATACGTTATGCTAAAATATCATAAATTAATGGCACAAAACCCAACGGAGTACGATAGAATGATTAATTCCATAGGTCAGGAAATAGTGTTCTATGAGCATCCTTTAAAAGGAGATGAATTTCCGGTAATTATCGTATGCCATGAGTTACAGTTTGCCGATTATACAGATTTTATGGAAACAGATGATATGATGGCATCCCATAAAAACTATGAGCCAAGTTTTCAATATGGCGAGTTATGGATTGGAGGTAGTAAATTTTAAAAGTTCCGGTATGAAAATAAATAATTTTGGGGATGTTCAAGAGTTCCTATCAGAGATACCACATATAAACAGAGGTGGTTGTGGTATCGCTTCTCTAGCTATGTTCTTGTGGTTAAAGAAAAACAAAGAGTTAAGGAAGGGAGTGAGAGTAGTATATTTTTATGATGGTGTTAGTTATGATGAATTTAAAAGTAATAAGTCATATATTAGTGGGGTAAGTAAAAGAGCCACTTCTTGTACTCATGCCGCAATAACGTTTGATAAAGAAATGTATTTTGACTGTAAAGATATAATAGACACTAGTGCTTATGAAAAAAAGATGATTATCCCATTTAGAAAGACAGAAAAGTTTTTATTAGATTCTCTAAAAGAGCAAGAAGATTGGAACTTTATGTTTAACAGAGCAAAATATTTACCGATGATTGAGAGAGTTCTAAAAATTGAAATTAAAATTTAGTTATGGAAAGAAGTATATTTTTAAATGAGTTGGATGTAAATAACTTTTTAATAGATGATTCACGATGTAGTAGCTACGTCAGAGAGGAGATTATCCAAACACTAAGATACATAGACTCAAAAAAAGGAAGACGATGGTTATTTAATAATACTTGGTCAGAATACCTAATACATGAATACAACGAGTATAACGAATTTGTGATGACTTATAAATTTAAACTATAAAATATGAATATTACAGCGATTAATTGGTGGAATAATTTGACACAAAGTCAACAGTATGAACTTTCTATGAAGCACTTAAAGTTTTGTTGTGCAGATAGTGAGAAAGAAATTACTATGGTATATAGAGCAGAGTTCAGAATCAAAGAGTGTACTGATGCAGATTAAAAATAAAAGATATGACATATAAACTAGAGATTTGGCACAGACGTACAGTTAATGGAGAGCAAGAAAAAGATTTTGATTACCATATAGTAATTGCGGACAGTTTAAAAGAAGCGGTTGAAAAAGGATTAGCGTTTTTTAGTTCTAACAGACAGAAGCCTTTTGCAGTATACCACAACAAGGTAAAAATAGATTTAAAAACTTTCACTTACGAAAGTAGTGTAGAAACAAAATAATTTGTAAATTTGTAAAAAATAGCATTATGAAATACTCAGATTTGATTAATTTAGGATTTGAACGCTATAACATGGGCGATGGATTTAACGATTTAGGATTTCACGACTTTTACTTATTTCTAAAAGTAAATAAAACCATAACCTTTGAATGGAATTGGGAAAAAAAGGATACAGTAAAAATGGTAAGGTATATAGAAGCTGATGTACAAAACTATATAGAGATTACAGATTTAGAAACAGTCAAAAGTCTACTTTATCTATATAAAGAGAAAGAAGGTAATAGAGGAAATAAACCAAAAATAGGTACTTTACATATTGAAAGACCACTTATAGCTTAATAAAAATACAATCATGACAAGAATTTCAGTAGGTGTTAGAGCAATAGAACTTTGTGATGCACATTTAATCAAAGAGAGAATAGAAATACTAAGAATACCAAATACCATTAAATCAGGTAAGGCGGTTATTAAAGATATACCTAAACAGTTTACACTAGGTAAAGGTCATGTGAGATTCTTTTACGACAAATTAGGCTACTTATATCAAAGATATGCTGAACTTACTGCTGAATGTATTGAAAGAGATTTTAAAATAACAGATTTTTCAGATAGTTTTAAAGATATTCCATTATCTTTGTGGAACAATTATGAAGAAACAGAAAATGATAGGGAGATAGTTGCGGAGAGAATAAACGAAAGACTCTCCGGTATGAAGAACTTAAAATACAACCGAGAACCAATTGATGTATCACACTTAAAAATAAAATTATGCCACTCTATATAATAATAGTGCTTTTTGTAATTTATACATTAGCAAACACAGAAAGATAACAATAGCTATGAAAACAGTAATTCATGTCAATCAAAGTGTAATTCGAGCCAATAAAAAGAACGGTACAGAAAATCCGGTTCTTACTTGTAAGACTTACAAAGAAAATATATATGCCCAAGAGGTAGAAATCCTAGATGAAAGCGGTAATGTGATAGCAAAAGTTGTTTACAGTCCAAATAAGCCTTTATCTTGTGGAGCTAGGGTTTGGGTAGAAACTCACCTAAAAGTGAGAGTAATAAAATAGTACCTCTTTTATACGAGTAATAATCCTTATAAACCCTATAATGTTGGCCACTACTTTGGTCGTATCACTGTGCTACGTAAAAAGAGGGAATTCATGATTAGCACAAAAAGTAGCATGGGTGACGATCTGGAAAGACAGATTTATTTTTTAATAAAATTGCGGTA